CACCATATATAGTGGCAGATGCATAACTTTGATTCTCAAGTTTAATTGTTTGATCTTGTAAGCGTTTAAGTCCTTGACTTATAGCTTCACGTTCAAGTTTAACTTGTTCGTCTATTTGAGATGGTGTTGGTGTAATCATGTAACTCATCGTTGATTTGATCAGTTAATAAGTTTCTTAAGCGTGTGTAATTAGGATGATCTTCTTTACCTTTGAATCTAGAAGCAAGTAAATCTAATGCTTGCTTTTCATAGGTATAGATATCTTCAATTGTTCGTTCATTCATAGTGGTCGTCCTCTACTATCGGTTTCATCTAATCCAAAGAAGTCATCATCTATACCAAAAGTATTTGGACTATCATATACTGAATCATCTTTGATTAGCTCTTTAGGAAACATATGAGCAAGGTCATCATGTGTACAGACCATATACTCACTGTTACCTTCTTTCATTATTCTAGCAGCACGTTTCTTAGCACCTGCTTTAGTAGTGTATGTATACTCTTTTATTTTACCTGTTTTTAAGTTTTTTTGACGGATGATAGCTTCAACAGAAGATGGTAACTCCCATCCACACATCTTCCAGTCCATAAAGTCTTCAAACTCTAAAGGTACAAATACAGAGTCAGGTGCATCCTTAATAGCTTTCCAGTTATTAGGATAATAGGGTTTCTTTTTAGGCATAAATAGGTACTACATCAACTAAATAAGCGTCATACGCTGCTTGGTAGACATCATATCCTGAATTAAGAATGAATGTCCTACCACTTTCCATTGTAACATGATACTTCATGGCTGCGTCCGTGATTGTGATAAAAGTTTACGTTTAAGTTGTTTAGCTCTTTTCTTAGCTTGTCGTAGAGATTGAGGTCTCTTCTTTCCTTTGTCTTTCCTTTGTACGTCTCCGTTTCTGAACGGGAGTATTGTTTGTGATGAAGGCATTATATAACTCCTTATGTAATTCCTGATACTGTTCAGTTAATTCACTCTCAAGCCCATCATCATAGTTATATAACCATGCTTTAACAGCATTCATGATTAGCCATTCTTTACTCTTCATTAGCCAAATAGGTGAATGTTGTGAGGTTTACGGATAGGATTGTACACATATTTCTTCTTCCTTGCATTATTATATATCTTTTGTAGTAAATCAGTACGCAATGTAGTGTGCGTCGTGTTCTTCATCATCATAATAAATAAAATCAGTGCAGGTAAAGTGTGTTGATAATTCTAGATCCTTAGCCATCTCAACGATGTTCTTTCTAGAATCATGATCATCATCTCGTAATAAATAATAAGCAATAGCCATGATTAAATGTTTGAGTGAGTTTGAGCATATACTTGTTGGTATATATCCTCTCGTATTTGATATTCTCTTGAGTACTGTGGATATTCATCCAAGACTGATAATAAATACTTAACATCACTATCTTGTAAGTGAAGAGTATTCATAGCCATTAATATACCTCCATCTCTTTAGTAACAAATGTCATAGGCTCACTAACTAATAAACCTACAGCATCCTGATTGAATATGTTGACATATGCTTGACATACATCATGTACTTTCTCTTTGTATTTAGTAGTAACAGTGACTAATTTAGTCTCCTCTGGTACGCCCTTCCAAGCCCCTTGTACATCTTGTATGGTATATCCAGCAAAGGACATACTTAAGACCTCTCTGAAGCTCTCCCAGACGTCATCTGTGATGTATTCACCACTAGGTAGGTTACGACCAAAATACATTTGATAGGTTTGCTTCATAATACCTCCGTGTATATACTCATTATAGTCTAAGCTTGCGTCCTTGTGAACCCTTTGTCAGTGATCCCACATGAGATAGATGAGACATCATTAGATACACTCCGTCCGTGTGATTGTGAAAGAAATAATAAATTAAGAAAATTCTGCTCTATAAATAATATAGAACAGAGTATAATTGTAATTAATTTCATTTAAAATAGAATACCAATACTGAATGTTATTAATAACAATCCAATTAGTATCTGTTGTTGTTGTAATAAATCATTGGCAGCAGTTAATAACTCTGCCTTATTTGTTTTAAGGGTGAATAGTTTCATAAATTAAAACTTAATTGATTTACGTTTGTGATTAACTGTACTAGGTAAGTGTTTAATACTTACTAGTTTACCTTCAGCTTTTAATTTATCAATAGTCTTTGATAATTGCTGATAATATGTCATCATTTTATACATACTCAATAATTAAATAAGTTAAAACAATGGGCAGTAATCCAATTAATAACATAATTAGAATTGTTAGGTGAATTAGATAGCATTAGCTATCAACGGTCTATAAGAGAATTGAACTCTTATCTCTAGTGCGACAAACTAGCATGTTAACCATTACACTAATAGACCAGAAAATAGGACTTACATCAACACCTAGACCATTAAACAGTTGTTTAAAGTTATTCAAGTTGGTGATGAATGCCTATGTATTTAATATCCTAACCAACTTAACATCTCAAGTGGATCATTATATCTTGTGCAATCTTCTTTCCATTCAGAATAAGATGCACCATGATCTTCTAATAATTTAAGTAAGTTAGCATTAGATAATACAAAATGATTAGTCTTATCTACTGTACAAGCATTTAATACTGATTGACAATAGCCTTGCTCATCATACTCAGTTAAATAATCAAAGATGATCTCTCCATCTTTATTTACATGATGTTTCATAATCTGTTGGTGTCGCTTACCTTTTCATTATAGTCTGAATTACCTAACCTGGCTATACCATGTCAGCAATACCACACAGTCTACTTGAGTCTAACCAACAACCCAGTACCACACTGCATAGTAC